TACACCACTCTAAAATTGGAGACGTCATAGAAGAAAATGGGAAACACATTGTTCTAGACGCGAGACATCCTCACTGGGCCGAAAACCTTTCGGAGGAGGATCGGATAATTTTGTATATGGAGATTAACTGACGAAATATCTCGTTTCATAAATGTAGGTCGAGCCTCGTTCACTCTTGAACGTCCCATTGTAAGTAACATCATCTTTGTATGCCCCCACAATGGTCGTAGATCCATCGTTAGAAATGGAGACGGAGTTCAGCAACTTCAGCGGTGAGGGATTGGAGGTCCATGGTTTTCGTTGAGTTTTAGAGAGGGAGGGGGGCTTAGGGGAGTATTATTATGTTATATCATAGTAAATGGTTTTACAATCGTCGGGTGTTATAACACTCAATGACATACAGACCGAATTTGGAGGTTCAAATCCAATACATACTAGTGAGTATTACGGTGCCGCGTTGGGTATTCCAAGTTCAGGGACAATTTTATTTAGTCAATTTTATGGGAAATCATTAGAATCAGATACAATACTAAGATCTAGGGGTCTAACAGGTAGTCAAGGCTTTACTATGTATACAATCGAACCAACTAAAGATATGGTGACTTATGGCGATGATCGAACTATTCCATCTGGATACAACCCCTCCTCAGGGGATTTGACCCCAACTGGATCCAGGTATGTCTGGAGGGACTGGGGTGGTGATTGGTTTGATCATTTGGGTGATTTTTACATATATAATCCAGCAACTAATACGGCGTCTTATATAACTTTTAGTGACATAAATGGACAGGATGAGGTAGTGTATACTGAAACTCAGACTCACCACAATAAATCATTTACTATAAAGCACGGTTGGGTCGCTCAAGGTATATTCAAACTTGACGTTGAGTGTGATGACAGTACTTTCCAATTTTCTATTGGTGCGTATGGTAATATGGGCTCTGATGCTAACACACAAAATACAGATATACAGTATTCCGCATCTTGGGGTACATTAAGTTATAACTATAACAGTCAATCAAATTCCGCCGAATTTTTCTATTCACATTTTATCCCCAAACTAAAAGCTTTTAATGATGACATTACTTTATCATCAGGTAATTTTACATCAAACTTTAGGAGTGCCGTAAATCCTAACGATAACCTCGCCTTGTGGTCAGATACGCTCATAGTAGGTGCAACAATGTATTTTGTAAAAGGTTCTAATAGCTCAACTGGTGCGATGTATGACTGGGTAGCAAATGATATTGAACTTTTGTGATCCTACGATCCTACATAAACTGAAGGGACTTAGGAGAGCATGACATATGGTTTTTATTAACTGTACGCCCAAGATATTTTATTATCTCCATTATAAATTGCCTGTTGACCATAAACACCACAGTATTCGGTCCCACAGTATCCGTCTTCGCTGCAACAAGCATCCTTATCCTTACATCTACCGTCCAAGCGGCCGGTGCCGACACCACACCGATCATTACTAGATATTTCACAAAGACCAACATATGCGCTCCTTCTTGTATTCAAATCATCACAAGAACCAACAGCTTCACGGGTTTGAATTAATTTATAATTTGTCGTAATCCTATTAAATCTACAGTTTTCTACCCATTCTGTTTGGTAACAACAATCTGTAGAACTATCTTGTTCTTCTGTCGTGCCTGCCAATGTGCGCTCTTCTATAAGCTTTCCCCGACTCGAACACCTATCAGTCACGGCCCATGGTGTGCAATCTGTAGAAGTATCTCGTTCTTCTTTGGTTATATTACCACCCCGTGTCACTGTACGCTCTTCAATAATCTTTCCATTACTGCCACATGTATCAGTCAATATCCATGGTCCATAAAAACTGCAATCTATCTCTTTTTCCGTAGACAAATCGTCACAAGAACCAGCAGCTTCACGAGTCTGTTTTGTTTTTCCATCCGAGTCGCATATATTATCACCAACCCATTCTGTTTGGTAACAACAATCAATTTCTCTTTCGGTAATCAAATCATCCGAACAAGTAATTCCCACAACCGACCGCGTCTGTGATTGTTTACCTTTGGAAGAACAACTACCACTGTTCACCCATTGTCCTACGTAACACCAGTTAAAATCATCAGAATTAACACCACTAAGATTTAACTCCGTTGATTCCGTTGATTCCGTTGTTTCTATTGGTGCTATTGGTTCCGTTGGTGCTATTGGTCCCACTGGTTCCGTTGATTCCGTTGTTTCTATTGGTTCCGTTGATTCCGTTGATTCCGTTGTTTCTATTGGTCCCACTGGTTCCGTTGATTCCGCTGTTTCTATTGGTTCCGTTGGTGCTATTGGTCCCACTGGTTCCGTTGATTCCGTTGTTTCTATTGGTTCCGTTGATTCCGTTGGTTCTATTGGTCCCACTGGTTCTGATGGTCCTAATACCAGACTAATTTTCTTGTCATCTTCACGAGTCGTCATGAATATAGCTGATGACAAGCAAAATATCATCAAAACAATAATGCCAATTATGGTATTTCGAGACATTTATTATAAATTATAGTGATATTATTTTCATTAACCATAGTAAATGCAAAGACCAGTTCAAACCGTTCTTTTGGAATCCATCATCATCGGCTTGATGAATGCCGGACTTTACTACATTCTCAAAATTACAAAGATTGTTCTTCCAACCCATATTCTTCTCATGATTTGTGGCGCTCTCATTCACCTCATCTTTGAATACACGGGTGGAAATGAGTGGTGGTGCCGCCAAACTTATAAATGTCCATAAACTATAATTAAGAGTAATTAGAGTTCCTTTGCCTCATCGCATAAACGACGATACCCCCGAGTAGCAAAGCTACACTCACTCCACCTATTATAACCGAAACTGGTGGACCTTTCTTTTCTTTTTGTTGTGTCGCCATTATATAATACTCACGCATATTTTAAATTCATCTTATCCACGTAATCGTGTATCTCCTGGTCTTTCGCATACATACGATCTTCCCATTTACAGGCTCGTATCAGTCTCAATTTATTAGCTATGTTACTCGAAGACATGCGAGAGGTATAGAATTCGACGCGCGAGTAGGCGTAATCAAATTGTTTACGTAACCAGTACAGTTTGAACTTTTCTCGAAGTTTCATTTGTTTGTATATATACAAAGCTACTTCCATAATATTATACAAGTCTATTTTTCTAAGCTCTAACACCCCGTTTGTGAACATCCATGAGGAGGTTACACAACTCCAAGTATTTGCCTTCTGGGATATCACAATCCTCAATCACAGCGAGGGCCTTTTGGAGATTGGTCACCTTTTCTCGAACCGGAGCTACGGGTGCAGCGGTGACTTGACGTTGTTCAATTCTATCGCGTTCAACGATTCCCGTAGTGTTCCCACGGTATGGGGGAAACATTTTTCTCCAAACATATGCGTTCATTTCCTGGCGAGCTCGTGTAGAGTGACCTCTCGTGTTTCGCATTTCATGCAACATACCTGGTGGATACCCATTGATTTCTCTGTCCAGCAATTTGAGCATATCAATTCTGTTATTCGTGATAGTAGCCAGTTTAATTGTGTTTTCAACACTCACCAAACCGGTGGGGGATTCCTTCCACATTTGAATAACCTTGGCGAGAACATCGAGGTTTCCAGTAATGATAGCATAATTAAAATCACACGGAGACCAATCTTCGGATCTGTCCCAGAACATCCGATAAACACTCTCAATCTTTTCAGGGTCAGCAGTCTTGACGGCGATGGAAGTAGCATTATCCATAGATTGAATCTCGGCAAAAGCCTCGTGGAAAGTTGTAGTTCCATATGTATACACGCGGTTCATCATAGTCAAGTCACCATGTTTGATGGCGGCATACATCATGTAACGAATGGCACTAAATCTGGTCTCGTTGTCGAAATAGGTATAACTATATAAAAACGCGTAGTATTCATCCAACCACTTATTCTTGGCACAAAATTCTATTTCTTTCTCAAGAGAAATTTGTCTTGGATTTGTCTTGAGAAAGTTGTAGATTTCCAGGTGATTGTAGAGAGCAGCAGTTTCAGGAGCTTTCTTGCATTTTTCGTAGTTGAAGGTCTTCATACACTCGAGGTGTCCCTTCTTGATAGCAGATAAGCAGGTTTTGCAGTCTTGGCAGCGCATTTTGAAGTAACTTTTATATCTCTTTAATCCGACTTAGGTGTGTTTCTTCCGTGTACTATCACTAACCCGGCTTATGCAAGTCTTATGTTAGCGGATTCTCCACCTTCCCCACCCATACCAACTGAACCACCTTTACCACCCATACCACCTCGTATGTTTATTTTACGAACAACATTGTGTTCACTTCTCTTAGAATTGTTATTTACATACTTTGGTGCCGTATTATGCATACCAGTTCCAGCTATGGAAACTCCTATGGGTTTACCAACTTTACCATTCACCCCATGATTACCCCCATTCCCACCATTTCCACCATGTATAAGGACTTGTGTATGAACTCTGTTTCTTTTATACTTTTTGAGTGGCCTACCCTGTTCAAGCAGTTTTTGGTTTAGTTGGTCATTCGTGAGTCCGGTTGAACTCCCATTTAACAGGCGTTCGCGTATATTTCTCGATTTCAATAATAGAAATATTCTATCGTCCTTGTTTATCGCATTCGAACGCATAATATTTTCTATTCTCAAACGTGTACCAGGACTCTGACCAATGAGCATACCCTTTATCTTACGTATATCGGCATTATCTGGTCTATAATAATTTGTAATTTTTGTAACAAATTCAGCATCCGTCTGGTTCATCATACTCGGCAACAATTTCATGTGTGCTTGTTCTTTGAGTGCCCGATTTATCATGGCGTGTTTTTTATTGTTTGTGAGCGAAGATCTTGAATACCAATCGTACCATTTTCTCAAACGCTCCACATTTATGACTAATCGATTTGGCTTCGCGGCTACCATATCAGCAAACTCTCTGAATGTTTTTTTCTGAACTCCTCCAAGTGCGTTAGCATACGACCTACCCATTTAATATACCAAATTATTTTAATTTGATTACAAACACATATCGACATCATATTACATTTTATCTATCTCTTGGCGACACATATTGTAGAATTTTTCGGATCGCAAAGTTTCATCTACATCGTGAAAAGTTTTGAATTTGGGAGAACGTGGGATGAGTGAATGCTTGTCCCAAACATTTTCCCAAAATACATTTGAAAACTTGTCCATCATAAATTTGTACAACTTGATATCTCTCATAGCCACCCATTCTTTGGTTGCCCATGGTTTTTTAGGCATTCGCCGATACGCGTGTTTAACACCCCTCATACTCAAACAATAATTATTTCCGCGGTCGTACCAATCTTTCAAACATCTTTCTAGGTCTTCTTTCGTAGTAGATTGTCCTTCGAGTGTAGATAGAGCATCGTTAGCGCGAGATCTACACTCGTCGAACGTGAAATTGTTCATTTTTGATATGAATATTACAAGGTCGACAGGTGACTTAGGCAAAATTAAAATATATATTTATACTAAATGAATATTTACCTCGAAATACTTTTGAGAGCACTCGGTGTATTCCTTGGTGTTTTCTTCACCGTGAGCTGGGGTAGAAAAAGCAAACCTGTGTGGGACGTAGCCATCATAGTATTTGTCATCGTACTCGCCCTTTACTTGGCGTTTACCCGAAAGATGGAAAACTACACACCACCACCCATCACGTATAACATATAAACTCAAAGCTTACTCAAATATTTAGAACCCACGGTTCGCATGAATCGGTGTTTCTCAGCACGGCTATCAAATGTGATCTTGAATCCGTTTCCGTAATACGGCTTCGGCGGAATTTCATAGTATTGTTCGAGTTCATCATCCGAGTCATTTTCAACTACGTAGTCCGGATCGTCGTTTCGTGTTTTTCGCACTCGTCTCGTTCTCATTATTACTTGATCATGTATCGCATATTTACTTTATCTAAGTTTAAAGATGTAATGCAATACATGTTTAATGAAGTCAGTGATAATCGCATTACCCGGAAATCGATATTCGGGGTCATTCTTAAGAAATTGGACAAATGCGTTGGTGTATCTCACTAACAAAGGATACAATGTACGAATGGTAAACGACTATAGCAGTTTCGTGCCATTTTCTCGTATGAAGACACTCGGGCTAGATAATCTCCGTGGATCTGAACAGAAGCCATTTAATGGTGAGATCGATTATGACGTGTGGGTCACCATAGATAGTGACATATTCTTTACACCGGAGCAGCTAGAACAACTCATAGAAGACACAGATAGTCACCCCGTAATTTCAGGTATATATCGCATGATCGATATGAAACACTATACAGCGGTAAAAACATGGAACATAGATTTTTTCAAGAAAAATGGTACATTTAAATTTTTGCGTGTGGAAGATCTCGGAAGTGCACCTAAATACATGAAGGTGGCATATAACGGAATGGGATTCATGGCAGTAAAACGAGAGGTCCTAGAAAAAATGAAATATCCTTATTTCAATAGAGAATTACAAGTTATTGAAATGTCAGATGGAACGATAATCCAAGATATGTGTTCGGAAGACGTAGCCTTTTGCAAAAATGTGAAAGACGTGGGTTACGATATCATGATAAACACGGAATTGATAGTTGGGCATGAAAAAGAACTCGTTATCTAAAATCTGAGAACTAATGGCGGTAGAGGCATATCATTAACTGTATTTTCTGTGTTTGTGTTTGATGAAGCGCCAATCAAATTTTCAAGAAATGTGCGTGTATTAGATATAGGCACAGAAACATCTTCAAATCTTGCCATTCTAGACCTCACTAAATCTCGCTTCATCTGCATGATTTCTTTTCGGAGTGTTTCATTCTGTTCCATCAATGCCAAATAATCATTCGTCAAATTCAATATATAATTGTCACGAACTGTGTCACCAGATGCATATAACCTTTTCAAATCGCGGCATATTTCTAAATATACATTTTCTGGCAATTCAGTTTTGTATTCATCAATCAATGTCATTATATTTCGAATAGGATCCATTTTTAATTATTACAAACATATCTTTTATTCTCCTTCATTTTCTAACATGATACGTAGTCGTTCTTCTATACTCTGTCCATTCTCAGGTAAAATCTCAAATTCTGGATCTGCAACATTAGGATCAAAAATGTCCCCGTGATTCTCACATAATTCACAAATGACACCATCTCTGGGTGGCTCACCTATGGGATGATTATGAATCGGCGCAATCTTTTTATTTGCATCTTTTTTAAGTCTTGGTTTCTTTTTTGGTGTGGGTGATCCAGTCACTTGAGGAGATGATGTACTCGCTTGTTGTGATTGTTGTTTTTGTCTTTGTTTCTCGTGTTTCTCACAAACATCTTTTCCCTCCTTTGCACGACATTTACACCTATTTCCACTCGAAGCTGCGATAGCACTGCATTGCACTTTGGGCACACCCGGGGCCTTTTGTGTCGCGCGTTTTTTTGGTTTCATCTCTTCTCGGATCAAATCAATCTTTTCATGGAGTTGTACATTCTCCGCACGAAGTGTTTTCACTTCGTCAATGAGTGTTTTAACAAGGTCAGTAAGGTATACGATTTCAGCCATTTTTATTAGTTTAATTTATAATGCAACGTGCCACGACTTAGGAATTTTTTTCTCAGTAATTTTAATGATCGCTCGTCCATTTTCACTTGTCCTTATAGAAGCCATACTGATAGGTTTATTAACACTTGCCATATACACAGGAGTTTATAAATTGATAAAAGATACACGGGCACTCATATTGACTGGAGCACTCGTCCATCTATTTTTCGAATATTCACCTTTGGGAAATTTAAATGAAAGATACTGTAAATATTTATTAAAAGCTTGATTTAAGTTCTATGAGGGCTTCTACTACTAAACCTTCATCTACATGTGATTTACAAAAACCACATTTAGTTGATTTGTGCCAACAATATGGGTATTTGCACCTAGGTCTCGTCTTCATCGCTGTCAGTAATGTATTTTCTTCGTTTTCTTGGTGGTTCGTCATCGGTATAATGCTCTTCAGTTGAAGATTCACAATCCAGAATTTCACCTTCTTCAGTTTCAGACTCCGACTCGGTCTCGGACTCCGACTCGGTCTCGGTCTCGGTCTCGGACTTGGACTCGGACTCGGCGTCTGTTTCAGTGTCGTATTCACCCTCACTTGGGTAATAAACACGTGGTAAAAGATCTTCGAGAGATTTCCAGTTGACCCAATCCACCAATTCATTGTGTTGAATGAAATTATTGAAATCAAGTTTGTCTCTGATGCCCCAAGTGTTCTTGGCAATAGGGGACCAATAGGCATACGAGTCACTATTAATTTCAATGGGGTAAATGTAGACATCTTGATTATATTCGATAGATTCTGAACCTTCTCTCACCATTTCACAATAAATGTCATACATATGTTGCAAAAGGCCATCGTTAGACACAGAAGAATCTTCAACGAAATTTTCGTGACCAAACGTTAAAAAGTGAACTTGCCCATAAGATGCGTACAACTTTTCTTTCATGATACCCATGTAGCACAAGAAATCTTTGCTACAATTTGGAATCAACTTAGAAGGGAAGTTTTCTGCGCGTAGACCCCAAACTTCGGTTTCTACGCCAGTCATTCTTGTCATGAGATCGTCCAAATAGGACAATCTAAGAAGACTGGTACAATGCTTAACAAGTTCGGTGCTCAGGCTCATTTTCTTGTGATCTATATCATTTACGTTTGATTTGTTTAAATGTGTTATTAAAAATCAATTCTAGATGCAAGTCTACCAAATGTTCTTATCTTAAAAACACGCTCCCGCTCCTTAAAATCACGACATCTCTCTGTAATTTCATGAAGTCTAACTTGCGCTTCCATGAGTTTATCATCGTGCGTAAAATCGGCGTGTCTCACGGTAGGAGTCCATGTATCGAATTTACTGTAAAAACGTTCCTTCTCAATATTACGGGTTTCAATTTCTTTGTATCGTTCAATTTCAGAACAACACATCATGTATTCATTCATACGTTCGTTTAGAGTTTGTATTTTTAATTCATGCATCCGCATTTTCACGAGATCAATAGCCGGATCATACATCGAAGAGGGTTCTTCTCCGTAAATCTGATTGACACGAAGAGTTTTCAAGATTATACCCAGATCTCTGAGCCCCATTTCGTAAATAGAATGCGCGATGTTTTTTTGGTGCATCCGGACACTTTGTCTCTTGTTGGATGACGGTTTTCCAAATTTTGATTTGGACGTCTGTACAGAGAGAATTCGTGGCTTGGCAGAATGCGAGGCGGAAATCATGGGTCGTGCAACCATCTTGCATCATATACTTACTATTCCTTTATAAGTCTTTGGAAATTCAAGTGTAACTTCTTCACCCGCCTCGTTTATGGCGGTGACTATTTCGTATCCTTCTTTGGTATGTTCCGTTTTAAGATCATATTTTATCGTCTTAGGCACAAAAATGTTAAACAATCTATCGTATAGACTCATTCTTCTTTACTTCTACTGAGATGTTCTTCTTCTAGTTTTTTCTTCTCACTTTGAACAACTCGCAAAAATCTCTTTGGGTGTTCTGTAAAATTAGACCACCTAAAATCGTCAATTGAATATTCAATGTATTCTGGGATATGCGCCGTAAACACAATGAGGCTCTTAATAACCTGGTATGTCCAAGTCGTTGCAACCGCATAACAGAAAGCCCTGGGATAAAGCCACCACATTTATGTGTTTATCAACCTCTTTTTTTATCTAACTTAAATACAAGATGAATCTTCACGAAGTACCAAAGAAAGTCCAGTACATAACGATAGATTCAGAATTCGTAAATGGGTCCAACAATACATTTACGATTGATTTTTCATTAGATTCAAACATACATATGGAAGATATGACTAAAGTTATAGGTTTCAAAATAGTCGATTTCTATGTCACACAAATAGGTGAAAACGACATAACGGGTAACACAAATGTTTCCAAATACGTAGACGTAGTATGTGAAGATATACCAAAAAGAGCTCAAATACTAGACGAAAGAAATGGTCAAATACTCGCCAGAATTCCACTGGAAAGAAGTTTTTCTGGGAGCAATTCTTTCATAATGAGAGATAAACAATGGAGATCATTTCACAGAGAAACTTCATTATTTAACCCAATATCTATACAAAAAACAAATTTCAAACTATACGAATCACAGGGTGATGGAGATTATGAGCTATTGAAACCAAATGTATCATTTTATATGATAATAGAGATAACAACAATAGATGTCAAAGAAAAACCTAGAAACAAAGAGATACAAATATTACAGGCATTGGATCGACTCATGGACAAGATAGATGATCTTAACCATAATGTTAAAAAATTACCTGACGCAGAAGACTTGGAGAAAGCTAGAAAGGAAACAAAGAAATACCCATTTAGCTATCTCATAGTGTTAGTTATATTGATTTTAGGTGGTGTGTATTACATCACTTCAAAACAGGCTCCCCCTCCTCAACCTTCTTTTTAGTTCTTCGAACGACTTTCTTTACAGGCTTTGGTGCTTCTTCGGTCTGAGCTGGAGCTGGAGCTGGAGTTGGAGCTGGAGCTGGAGCTGGAGCTGGAGCTGGAGCTGGAGCTGGAGCTGGAGCACTGTCGATTTCATCAACCAATCGCATCAACAATCCGTATACATGCTTCTTGTCGATTCGAAGGGATTTCAATTCTTCACGGATTTCTTGTCTGATAGCTTCCATTTTAATATACATAAAGGAAATATTATCTTTAAATCTAATGCTTGTGATAGGACCAACTCTTCTGAGTGGAATTGGGCAATGCACCAAAAAATACACCGAACTGTTCCCGGATTGGGAATACATTGAAGTCACCCAACCTATACCCGAATGTGAAAGAGCATTCATATTTGCTTTACCAATTGACTATTGGCTCCAAAAAATTCCAGAATTGAAGCGTAAAATAAAACATCTTCATTGCATGACTATATGCGAAACAGAAACTGTACACGAAGATTACGGCAAATTATTTAAATTTTTTGATAGAATTGCTGTCGCGAGTGAATTTTGCAAAAAAGTATTTTCTAGACAATTTCCAGACACGGAGTTCTATGTTTTGAGATCACATGTACCACATAATGATGTATACACATTTTATCACATAGGTAACATTGTTGACCAACGTAAGAATTTTAGGGACATTTTAGAAGCATTTGTCCGCCTGAACAAACCGGATACAAAACTCATAGTGAAAGCTACATGTAACAGAAAAGTCGAAATAAATCTACCGAGGGTGGAAGTGATAAACGGCCTTGTTTCTGACGAGGAGATGGACAAGATACACAGACTTTCGGATTGTTATGTGAGCTTTTCCAGTTCGGAGGGAATAGGTCTAGGCGCAGTAGAAGCTGCAATTAGAGATAAACCCGTTATTATCACTGATTACGGTGCATCACCAGAATATGTAAAAACACCATACACAATTGATTGTGAACTTCAAGAGCTACAGAATGACGACTTCTTGTTTAAGAAAGGTATGCAATGGGGCAAACCAAACAAAGAACAACTCTTGGAATTCATGAAAGATGCTTACGAAAAACGTATACGTTACATGGATCATTCTCACACAAAATGGTTAGTTGGAAAAGAAAATGTCTCACAACAATTCATCGATAATGTAATTGGTAAGGAGAACAATCAGTCCAGTAAGAATAGCACCTGAGGCAATTGCACCTTTTTGTGCGATCAACATAGACACGATGTCATCTATGAACCCTATGTTTGTGGGCTTCTTGACGTTTTCGGGAATAATCTTAGCTATGGCGACATACAGGGCCATCGATATTACAACTGGACGTAATGTCTCTTGATCTAACATTTATAGTTAACTAATATTTTATCTTTGGTTGATGCTTTCTACAGAAACCATTGCATACAGCCTTAAATCCACACGACTTGCCAGCCAGAGTCACTGCTTGGCAAGTGTGCACTGCGTGTCGCTTTTCTACGATCTTTTCTGGGACCTTTTCTATGAGCTGAATCACCCGATTCTGTTTATCTTTTCTGAGTTGCGCGTATTTTTGTTTCATCTTCCAAGTCGCGTTTGCGAGTTTCTTACATCTATCGGTGGGCGAATCCACTCGGTACATACGCATGGCGTCGGCGAGGCACTGTTCGTAAGACATATTTAGAATGTTGTAATTACAAGGGTAATATTAGGTGACTTAGGTAAAAATCGCGTCTTCCAAAATGCTATCCTCGTTCGGGAGATACGGCTTTGATGGATATTTTGATAAAACCTTTGCCAGAACGAACACGGACGAGCCGCGAGAGGCCTTAAATGTACCAGACGTTGTGTTACATGGAACACACGTGGCGATGATGCCACACTGCTTGGTCTTAGAGCGTCTTTCGACGCGCCAACAGACGTGGGCCCCATGGAGCACGCCATGCCCACGACCTTCACAGTGCTTATTGTGACACCTAAGGGATGAGGGCCCCCACATCTTGGGGCACCGTGTATGTGTCGAGTGATCCACATGGGACGTTCCACATAAATGTCGTAATTTGCGCTGATACGGCTTGAGCTTCATCTCTCGGACGGGTTTTATGCATACGGTCGGTTCGCCCACTGCTACATCTGGTTCAATGTCACACAAAATGCGTTTCATGCGTCGGTCTTCTTTCACCTGGTCACGAATTGATTGTAGTGCACGTCGCGACGCATCTCGTGGCGACACACGCCTCGGCTCATGCTTGATACTGGTGCGCGTCTTCATGTTGTGTAATTTAGATGTGACATCGTCTGACTTAGGACTGTTTTACAATTTTTAATACATTCACCGCGCGCTGGACGCTACATCTAAAAAATTCCTTTTTAGGGTTAACACGCATAGAATCCAGAAGCCTGTGCACCTCCTTCTCAGCCTTATCCATTTGATCACGGGTTGCAAACTCTTCATAGGCTTCTAGTCTAAAACTCATGGGTACACTGGTATTCAGTACACCTAGCCTACTCTTCAGATGGATACTCTTGCCAATTTTAAGCAAACCTTGTTGGGATGGGTTTGATAAAATGTACACTATGGGGCGGTGACAATCTTCATGACCAGGCCCCTCACTGTGTATCGAGTCAGAAATACCGAGAAGAGGTGTGCGAACCCGAAACCGATTCCACTCCAGTTTAAACACCGGCGATAAGACAAATTCTGGAGAAACACCGAAACCCTTGTTAATTATTCCACGTAAGCAGACTGAATAGTCACACGACCAGATCAATGGACCCGACTTCTTACCCACCGGAAAGCGACCGATAGCGAGAATAATACGTGGATTGGAGTTCGGCGAAACTCGTAGAAAGTTCCGGACGACGTTATTTCTAGAACTTCTCGCTCCCTCCAAATGCCCATCATACGAGATCTCGATGCCAGTTCTATCAATCAAATCATTGTACACACTGCTTCGCTCACTAATCTTGAGTAATAATCGACCATCAGGCAATAGCTGGATACCGTTAGGGTTGTACTTGCTAAAGCCGAGGGTGTTTGC